TCCGCAGGAGCGGTAAGCACTATCAAGCATGATGGAGATATTGAGTTGACTCCAACGCTTCTTAAGAGTCTCTTTGCGGGGAACCTTCCTCTCGAACAGTTCGGAGTATCCGAGGACGCACTTCCTGATGGTCTACAGTATTTGAGTTACACAATCCTTAGCGTACATTCGCTCTCAAAGTCCATCGTAGTCATGCTCAAGATTCGCACCGAGGTCTCACTTCAGAGTAGCGACTATTGGTCTACTATCTACACGGTCTACCGCTTCCTCGTCATTGGTAAGACAGGAACAGAAATCGACCCAAATCGAGTAATGGTAAGCACGTCTTTCATCGCTACGCGCGAGTACGGCGGAGGTGTAAGTGGACAGACCGCAGTAGTGCAGCCCGTTATGGGTCGCAGTATTAAGGCTCAAGATTGGCTTGCTACTTGGGGAGCATACTTCCCCAATAGAAAAATCCCATCTGCAAACATTCCTGTCTTGAACTTCTTCGCATCTCAGACTACTATTCCTCAGCCGCAATATCTACTTTCGAATGGAACGGTATCTGCAGACAATATGCTAAACCCGTCGACAAGTAGCGATTGGGCTGTCGTTGCAGGAGGAAAACTGTGGGCTATTGGAGGTAACGGTGAGGACTCTACGAATACATTCGGAGACCCATTCCTTAAACTTGACTTATCGAGCGAAGGATTAACATCTACATCCGAGTGGGAGGTTGTCAGCAAGAAGTTGGTTTCGGGAGTAGCAGAAGATTCCTTCGTATCATACGGAGCAAGTTCCATTGCCGAGGCTCAACTGTGGAGAATGAACAACATTTTTGTCGCATATGGTTGCCCTTTGGGATTTGGATCAAATGGGAATGCCGCGCTCGATTCCAACAATAATCAGACATGGATCACCAAACTGTTCATTACATACCTAAACCGAATGTGGACAGAGACTAAAAACACCTACTATCAGTTCCCTATTAAGGATGGATCGTCATTTGCGCAGTATACATCGGCAACGAACTTGGACACTACGTTCTTCGCAACTAATCGCCTAATCGATGCATGCATACCTCAAGATCAGACGATCGAATCGTTCTATCGTGGAGCAAATCCGATCTTTCTACTCTCTAGGACATACTTCTTCGATGGGTGGGTATACGTCATTCGCAGTAACGACTCAGTATATCAAGCGCAAGTAGATAGCGGAGCGATTACTACCGAGCAGGGATGCCTCGCTTTCAAACTAGACCCAATCTATAGTCCGATTGCAGGCGCTGCACACGGCACAGAACCAATCAACGGTTAGATTGGACATGGTACACTGTTAACATGCTCTCAATCATCCCAACGCTCATTCCTATACTCAGTCACACCCCAATCTTTGGGTGGCTCTTGGCTACCGTAAGCGACCCGAATGCCGCCAATACCTTCACACAGCGGAATCTTTTTGACGATTTCACTGACTTGGCGACCGCTAGTAATCTGACAACGACGGGAGTCGTGTCTGCAGTTCTTTGGGGTCTAATGAGTGGTCGCCTCGTAAGCCGCAATGTCTATTTGATGGCAGTTGACAGCGCGGAAAGTTGGAAGGACGCTTACGAGGGCGAGCACCGCATGCTTCAGCAGATTTATGAGAGTGTGGCGCTCTCGTCTACCTCTCTTGAGACAATCGCCGATCTACTTGGGAGGCTCCCCGATCCCCCTAATACTACTCCGATTGAAGTTGAGCCCAAAAGGCGCATCCGAGTTAGGAAGGGGGTGGACGAAGCATAATGACTACTGCAGCAATCACTAGGTCGCAGGTCGTAAACGGCATTCAGCGAGCGGAGCAAGTAAAGGCGGGTCAGGATTCAGTTCGCAAGTCTATCGAAGCACTATCTGATCGTGTTACTCATGCAGCAGATGCCATCAGTGAACACCGACGCGTTAACCACTTCGCAGAGCGCGTTGGAGCACTCTACTCTCCTGACGATAGGAAGAAATAGGATGATGACATTGACGGTTTACTTATGTATCGCCATCTTCGCCTCACAGGTATACGTGAGGGCATGGCGCTCGGTAGTGGGAATCAGTCTCATTAGCGAGAACGCAGCCATCCTAGTAGTCGTATTAAGCGTGGCGGAGAATCTTCCCGACTACGCGTGTGCTACAATAGTACTATCGAGGGTCCTCACGCTAATCGCAATCGGCTTTAGCAGTATGGCAGGACATGAAATGGAGAGAATGACATGATGATTCTAACTCGGGCGTTTTGGAACTTTGCCCTAGAGCGTGCAGTCAAGACGGCTGCCCAAAGTGCCGCCCTAGTGGTGGGTGCGTCTGCCATCGGTAATGGTATCTCCATCGACGCGCTTAACCCATTTGAAATCGCATACTTCGCTGCAGGTGGTTTTGTGTTGTCGGTGTTGACATCCGTTGCCACGGCGAAGACCACGACCAATGCATCTGACTATATCGAGACTGCACCCGAGACAACTACAACGGCAGGTGTCTAATGGCTCTATATCCGCACGCGATCCAAAAGCCAATCCGATACTTCACGACTCGCATGACTCCTGTTCGTATGAACTTGCATATTGCAGTTTCTGAGCAGGCTAGCCTTTACGGATTCTTCAACAAGCCGTCATTCGTGTGTTCACATTTCTATGTACGTAGGGACGGTCAGGTCGAGCAGTACGTCGACACCGCCTACAAGGCTGCTGCAGACTACCAAGGAAACTCATCTACGATTTCTATTGAGACTCAGGGAATGGCTGATGGTGAGTGGACTTCTCAGCAGTTGAACTCAATGGCTGCACTGTTCGCTTGGGCTCGTGACGCTCACGGTCTCGCTAACAAACTTGCTACCAACTCGCAGCCAAACGGTGATAGTTCTCACGGCTTGTCGTGGCACCGACTTGGTATCGACGGCAACTTCCCCGCAAGTGGCATTCTAGCAGGGCGTTTGCAACTCGGTGGAGGTTTGCTCTACAGCCCTAGCCGTGGAAAGGTGTGTCCTACATCACAGCGAATCCTTCAAATCTCCCAAATCCTGTCCCTCTCTAACGGTGGAAACATCCCCGTCTACACGGGTACACCCGACAACGGATCGTCTTATGCCGCAACGGGTAAGTTGGACGTAGACGGTGTGTGGGGACCGAACACGACGCGTTCTTTGGAGCACGCATTCGGTACACCCGAAGACGGTGTCATCTCCGCTCAGTATGTCAACAGCGCGATTAAGGCGATTATTGGCGTTGACTACGGTCCTCGCAAGAAGGGTGGCTCTACACTCGTAAAGGCGATGCAGGCATGGCTTGGAGTCTCGCAGGACGGTTGGCTTGGTCCAATCACTATCACTGCCCTGCAAAACCGTCTAGGAACTCCCGCTGATGGATTCATCAGTACGGGTGGATCAACAATGGTCACGCGCATGCAGGAGCGTCTCAACGCAGGAACGCTTCTCAAGTAAAATGTTAGAAGGACTTCGGTCTTTTTGGCTCCGAGTTCGATCATAATCCGTCGCCCTCCTCGACGTTGATCCTCGGATCACTCAGCCCCTCAGGCTAACACTTGAGGGGCTGAGTTACTTTCAGTGACGAATGCAGTTGCAAACAGTCTTCACTACAGGAGACTTCGCGCGAGCACCTTCAACTGCACGCTTGAACTCAAGCGCCACATTACGATCACGCTTCTCAGATGGGGAGAACATAGTAATCCACGCTGTCTCAATAGAGCGAAGCGCTGAGTCAGAGCCGTGGTGCTTCATACCAACCTGCACTGAGGCGGTCGTAACCCTCAGAAGCGTTTCGTGACGCGCTGTACGCCTTGCAGAGCGTAGCATAGCGATTCCGCGTGTGGTTGTGGCAACTAGGGGCTTACACATCGCCACAGAGGCTCCTACGGCTTCCTGAGCGATATATTGGTCATTTGACTCCTCGATTACAATACGTCGAGTGATAGCCTCAACCCACTCCATTGGCAGTTCCGCTACCATGTCGATACTTGGCTCCACCATGAGTGGATTTCCAACCTGAGAATCCACCCAACGGTAGACGGCACCACTTGGGTGAATCGAAGGAGGTGCTACAACGTAGCGGTGGTGGTGCTGAATGAGGTCCATCACGCCGATAGAGCCGACGATATCTGCGTCGCGATGTGCTTCGGGAAGCGAGAAGATGGCAGTGAATCCACTTGAAATCGACTCGTGACGTGTTACTGCTAGCGTAAGAGTGAGAGACGGTAGAGATTGAACCTCGGGCAGTAGGTCACCCTTGTATAGATCGAAGTCAAGGGCGATAAATCCACGGGGTAGACGGATAGCGACGTTTCCGCGCCCATACTCAGACAACTCCTCCTCAGTCATAGCAATACCGTCATAACCCGTCGTCCCGACAGCAGGCTTACCCTTACTCATTTCAGGTATAGCGACAACCTCCCACCCCATCATGGAAAGGTAGCCTGCTGTCGTCTCAAGGGGACTTAGGGTATTCATTACGCGTTCTTGCTCCTAATGGGTCGCTGAGGGTCTAATGCAAACTGTTGCCATTCGAACTCGCTAGGCATGAGTGTCCATTCAGAACTCGGCTTCGCATCATAGTCTGCGTGTAGTGTTACTTCACACTCTGCGAGAATCTCCCCGTTTTGGAGTTGCATCTTGAAGATTTCTATGATCGTTGCGTTGAGATACTTCTCCATAGCCTTATTGACAGCCCTTCGGATACTTGGAGAGTTTCCAATGACTCCACGTACGCGGAAAAACCACCCATTCGGTGCGGCTTCATATAGCGCTTCCTCATAAAATGGAGCGAGGACGATCTGTCCTCCAATAAATGGAGACGAAGGCTCGCGGAACACTATGATTGATCCGTAGTAATGGAACGTATTGGGATCGTCAGCGAAGTGAATGAGACCACTCTCCCCATTGATATGCGTCATCGTTTCAGGTTCATCGCACTCGTAGATTTCCATCGCAGAGATTGCAGACCCGAACTTGTTCTTATCCTTAGACATTCGAGATCATCCCGTCCTCAATGGCAGAAGCAAGAGCCTCTGTTGCTGCGAATACGTCATCGTCATCATCATTGAGAATCCAAAGGATGACTCGTAGGAGCGCGCCCGCTTCGTGAGTGGCAAAGGTGCGACCTGTACGACCCGACGCGTAGACGTAAGACGACAGGAGTTCCTGCGCCTTCCTAGCATCGATTCCAATGCGTGCTGCGCGCTTGATTACCTCACGTGATCCACGATCTTCCCAACGAAGAACGGGCTGAATGACGTAGAATCCGTCAAGGTTGGTAAGCGATAGCGGAAGGTGCATTGTGTTGCGAACGAACGTAGTGCGGAAATCCATACTGCGCTTGATTGTCTCGGTAGTGCTCTTTGGTGCGGTCATGATGATCATTTCCTCCTGTTTGTGTTTTGATTATTGGTTTGAACTGATTCGAAGAGTGCTTCGGCAGATATCAAGTGCAGCCTTAGCATCTGTTGAGTCGTGTAGGTCGTCATTGAGAAGCCATGCGAGAACAGTTTCTAGTTCTTCGAGGTGGCGCTCGCCTTCTGTATGGAAAGATAGGACTGTTCCTGCTCCTCCACGCATGTTAACGTACGACGAAAGCATATCTTGGGTATCATTGACTGAGAACCCAACTGCACATCCACGTATTTGGATGTACCTATTTGCCCATACCCTACTCACGGTTGAGCCATAAACATCGACTAGCACCATTTCAAGGTTCCTAGAGTTGCGAATCGTGATAGTGCCGTCCTTCAGAACCTTGATGGTCTCGGTGGTTGTCTTCGTCATGATGGTGATCCTCCTTGGTTTCCGCTTATGCGGTCGTACATAATCTAGTATCGGGCAGTTCATTTTCAAATCGAGTGCTAATGTGACATATCCCACATCTAGCGCTCGCCAATCATCTTCTTAGCGCTCAGGTCTTCGTGGAATGTTAGGTCTCCACTACGCTGAAGGCGTACTGCCGCAGAGCGAAGAGCAGAACGGACCCTCCATACGCTTGTAGAGTGCTGTGTGGCGATCTCAGCCACCGAGAAGCCTTCAGCCAATGCATAGAGCACCTCAACCTCCTCATGCTCTAGAATGGCGCTTGAGGTATAGATATATCGGTGAGTGCTTGCCTGTTGTTGCTGAGATACGAACACCGAGTTGCGTGAGAGAGAGCGTCGCTCATCCCTAATCGCATTGATGGCAAGATTCTTCCCGCTAATGAAGGCTAACCGTAGGATATCGATTGGCTCCATTCCTTCGCGATGAGTAATGTAAGTGATCCAATCCTGAGCGATATCATCGGCTGCCTGCGCCGCCCCATAGAATGACGATGACGGAAGGACGGAGCGAGCACCAAGCATTGCAAGACGCCATGCTTCGCGTAGGTCACAGTCCTGCATGGCGGTATGGCTTGTGATAGCCTGCCCGCATGCTGCTTGTTGAGTCATTGTGATCCTCCAAAAGTTGTCGTCAGAGAGTGTTATCGGCAGATTTAGGATTCGCTGAGTTGTGCTGCTTTTACTTTGCAACCTCGGCGGTGTTAGAAGCCTGTAAGGCTTGCGCAGCGCTAGGAGGAGACTGCCTACTGATACACTTGTACAGGGAAGCACACACGTGCTTTTACTTTGCCCCCTCGGCGGTGTTAGAAGCCTGTAAGGCTTGCGCAGCGCTAGGAGAATACTGTCACATCAAGAAACAAGGAGACTACTGACTATGGCTACACCATTCGTACGCTGCTTAGAACGCGACTGTTCAAGATTCGTCACGGAGAAGGGTAGGTGCGCAGAACACCAAAAGGTATGGGTAGGCTCGACACGCGCTGCCAAGCAGCCTAAAGATTGGGCGCTCCTACGCGACTCGTGCTTCAAGAAGTATGGATATACGTGCTATATCCCAAACTGCGCTGACCCTGCTACAGAGGTAGACCACGTTGACGCTTCGATCAACGTCAATCGACTATGGAACCTCCGCCCCATCTGTCTCCGTCACCACAGGTTCAAGTCGGCACTCGAAGGTAACGTCGCGCAGGGTCACATGCGCGCGCAGGAAAATATTGGGCTACTGCTGCGATTTGGAGACAAGATGGCTCCTCCTGATGACGCTATTGCTCCATTTTAGGAGTATGTTGTGTGGGATATGTCACACTAGCACTCGATTTGAAACGAAACGGTCCGATAAGACTAGTAGGACAGCATAAACGTGCTGCACCATACTACGGTTCTAGGAGGATCACATCATGACAGAAGCAAACCATGACCTACAATACGACTACGATGCTCTAATCAGGAAATACCCATTCCCGTATAACAGAGACCAACCAACACTGTTCTTCAAGAAACTGCAGCCATTCCTAGAAGAGGTTGCAGTTCAGGCTGAGGACTACGAGGATTTTGCTGTCGTTTCAAAATCGTACGTAGACATTCTTACAGAAGAGGCACGTCAGAACCGCAGAATCTCTTCGTTTTTCAGGTATCTACAGCGTAACTCGCTACAACCATTGGAAATGCTAGAGAGTAGGATGTCTTGTGTTGATGACGATAGCATTGTCGTATTCAGAGATATGCACGATGAAGAGGGAATCTCTATCGTTTATCGTGGCGTGTCTGAAACTCCAATGCTAAATGGAATGAACTCGCTCATGTACTCGTGTGAAATCGATCTAAAGGACTTCGCATCCCAAGAGGTTCTTGATTACATCTCTCAGATGCTATCTATTGCCAAATGGATTTCTGAGGAAATCTTTTTCGGGGTGGACTCGATTATCAATAGAAAGCACATGGTCGGAGAAGATACGTCGCTATCGCGTGCTATCTATTCTGAGCAAGAGTCTAAGAACATTGCAGAGTCAATCTTCGGAGCAGGTTGGATTTCGCGCCACGCATATTGCGAGGCTCGACAAACAACAAATCTCGTAAGGGTTCCGCTCGTGAAGCATTCACACGTAATCAAGGAAGGATAACTCATGGACACTCAACAGTCAGTAACCATCACTCGCTCGCCTAGCGTTCTACCACTTGCGGTAGTAACAATCTCTGAGGAGTTCTCAGAGTGGGCGGAGATGTGCCTACAAGAGGTATCTACTCGCATGCATCTTCAGTTCGAGGAGTGTTATGAGTACACACGTGGACCACGTACTTTCTTCGTGGCTTGCATTGACTCAAACGATGAGGCAGAGAAGATCAAAGACCTCGCTCGGTACCTTCTAGAAGTTGAATATCAAGCGTAGAGTGTTGGGTATGTCACACTGAGGGCTAAAACAGTAGAGTCCTCAGTGTGACATACGGATAGAGTAATCAGACCCGAAAACTCGGGACTAAGATTCTAGGAGGATCACCATCATGACAGACAACACATTCAGCCGAGACACATACTCTACTGACGGAGCGTTCGTCACACGAGTTGAGTCTCGCGAAGACCGTTACCTTGCATGGCTTGCAAGTGAGGCGAAGAAACTCGCCGAATCTCTCGAAAAGTAGCACTCACCCAATCCTCAGAAAGAGGCACACCTTGTACGACACAACAGGAACAGACTCACGGTTTGATCAAGATTACAGGGAGGCATGGGAATACAAGAAGAGCAGTAAGACATTCGGTTCGAGGAATCGCGCGTTCAGTACCGTAAAGTACGGAGGATCGGTCCTCAGCAGCGTGAAGAACCTCGGACCTTGCATGGCTTCGATCTCGCAGTGGGCAAGAGAAACTCAAGGCGAGATTCAAGACTCAGCAAGTTGGCGGCGTTGGTATATCGACAATGTTCGTCCTATGGAGCATATCGAGGAGTTGGCAACTGCGTGGGCTGATAGTCAGCCAAATCTCACATGGCAAGATGCAAAGACCGAGATAATGCTACATGCAGTGTGGGAGACATTCTTCGGATGGACGCAAGAGGTTGATGTAGCGACGTATCTCACTCATCACATTGGAGAGCATTATCTGATCGAGGCAGCAAGTCAGGAACTCGATGAGAGTTTTGGAATCGACATATCGCTAACAGATCGAGAGACGGACGTGGTAACACATGGTGTTCAGGTGAAATCACAGAGTTGGTTTGGAGCAAGGAGCGCAGGGAGGGCATTGGGTTGGTATGACCAACAAATGTTCAAACGGTTTGAGCGTGCTGAGCGAGAGTTGCAAATCCGAGTTGGCATAATCTCGGGGATAGTATCGCAGGAGCCTTCACGATGGGTGGCACCCATCTATTTCAGAGACTTGGAGCATTAGGATATGGGAAACATCAAGACCGAAAACCGAGCGAAGACCAACCGTAAGGAGAAGGGAGTACTCTACTTCAAGAGGGAGGGAGCAGATATCCTGACCGAAGATTATAGGGAGGTAGCAACTGCCCTCATTCGTGGATATGCTGCCGCTCCTATGGATCACGGAGTCTTTCCATCATCGTTCAATGGCAACAAGGTCACCATTCGTGGAGCACGTGGGGTGTTGATGTCTCGCCGCAATGTCTTTACGCAGGACATTGTTCTTGAGGATGGACAGATTCTCGATTGGGATGACTTCGATAAGTGGATCAAGCACATGAGGATCTCTCTAGGAATCTATCTTCGGACAGGTACGGTGTACCATACTCTTCCTCAGTCTCTTGATGACTCAGAGTTTAGTGACTCACCTCCACACTTCTCGGTTGAGATTCATGAGCACGATTGCTTTAGCGTGAGTAGGTTAGATAACTTCGTGAAGGAGTACTAACTATAACAACTGCGGTGCAGGTCGATTGAAAACAACTACTATGCTAGGAGAACGAAATGTCAGAGATGATCGAATACTCAACAGGAGAACAGCGTCAGTATAGAGTGGCAGGCAATATCTACAAGTGCGACAAGCCCGATCACATTGCGCTTGTAGAACGCCGAGACATCTTCATAGGATCAGGAGATGTCTATGAACCGTTCGTCACGTTTTCAACATACAAGGAGCGTTGAAGCGATTTGTACGTAGGTCACATTTCGATAAACAAAAAACATAGGGACATGTTCTGTCCGTTCAAGGAAGATGCACAAGGGATATTCATAACTCCCCGTTGGGAAGGAGAGTTCTACCGAACTCCAACATTCCAAGGGATGAACATTAACGACGTACAGGGAGCAAATGCTGACATGCTTTCAACATTGAGAGTATACGCTAAGGAGATTTTCGACATCTTAAGCGCGAGTGACCTTTCTCCTGAGAGACTAATGATGTTCAACCAATACTAAGTCTAGAGTGTTGGATATGTCACACTGAGGGCTCATTTAGTTGAGTGCTCAGTGTGACATACGGATAGAGTAATCAGACCCGAAAACTCGGGACTAAGATTCTAGGAGGATCACAATCATGACAATGACAATGAACCGCACAGAGGTCGAGGTAACACAGTTCGCGGGAGGTAACTACGCAACTGTCACAGTTCAGGAAGACCCACGAGGCATCGAGTACTTGGACCGCTTCGCTATGGAACTCATTGAGAAGCGCGCTAATGTACAGGTGGAGGAGATCGTATTCGGAGATGGTCTTGAGGTCGTCAACCATCACGAGATTCCTCAGCGTAAGTTCTACGCGTACCCATGCTACACAGAAGCAGATGTAGCGCGAATCGAAGAAGCATTCCGATTCGTCCTAGAAGATTAGGACCTTCTCAAGCCCTAGCGATTGAACAAGGAGTATCAATCGCTAGGGCTTGATTTGGATTTCATCAACATACAATACCAACAAGAGGAACACATCATGAAGAAGGAAATCACATCAACGGTCGCGGTGATTGGATTCGCACTTGCGGGTCTTGTTCTCGCAGCAACGGGTGTCCATGCACAACAACCCGTAGACAATGGAAGTAAAGAATGGGACACATCACTTCCAAAGGAGAACATTAATCGATTCCCCGTTAGCGGTCTAGAGAGCGCCGAGTGGGAAGACGGTACGTGGACTCTTGAGGTTTCACACGCTTGGGAAATCAAGGTCATTGCTCCGTCTCCTCAGATTATTGTCTGTGGAGCAAACTACGGCAAGCCATGCAAGAAGGAGGTAGTGTTCAAGCCAATCTCCGAAGACGGTGGATGCGTCATGATTCAGATTGACTTCTCTAATGGATATGGATTCAACAGCATCGACCCCGTGCTTTGTCATGAGGAAACTATTGAGCCTTCAGAAGAGCCAACCGTAACTGAGACTCCTAGCGAGGAGCCAACTCCATCAGTAGAACCGTCAGAAGAGCCAACAGCGTCTCCTGAGCCGTCAGAAGAGCCTACGCCTACAACTGAGCCCGTAGTTACTCCTGAGCCGTCAGAAGAGCCCACGGCGTCTCCTGAGCCTACTGTAGAGCCTAGCCCGTCAGTAGAACCATCTCCATCTGTTGAACCGACTCAATCGGTTGAGACAACTCCATCGGTAGAACCTATAGAAGAGCCTTCGCCTAGCGCGTCTCCTACTCCTGTAGTTGTTCCTAGCGAGTCTCCTACTATCGGAGTGTCGGAAACACCAAATACACCACTTGGCGTGTCGGATGATATGCCCGTTAGTACCCTTGCACAGACAGGTGTCGAATCTTGGCAGGTGTGGACAATGGTTACAGCGGCGTGCGTGATGATCTGCTGTGGTTCTGTAATCATGAGCGCAGGGAGGGCATTGGGTGAGTAGTCATGAGAAGCGAAGCGAGCAAGACTCTATCTCCTGAGTGGATTGAGATACATACTCTCGAAGAGAAGATAGCATGGATCAAGGAGTGGGCAGAGAAGAACGGTCGCAATGTCGACTCTCTACTTGCCGACTTAGACAACGTATACACGATTGACCACACGCTACGCTTGATCGCGTCCCTTTAATACTAACTGAAGACCTCGATTCCTATAGGTGGGGGGGTGGACCCCTATAGGGTCGAGGCTTTCACGCGACGGTAAGGCGACGCGCGCGATTTGTAATAATGCCCGAGGGGGTTCAAAATGTATGTGTTACGTGTATGTGTCCCTCATTAACGGTGTGCTAGAATGGAGGTGCTACTATCCCTCTGAATAGAGTCATAGGCAAGCAGACTACCCGAAGGGGAAACATCATGGCAGCACAGCGTTCGCATTCCGCAACGGGAAACCCACGCGGTCGCCCTCTTGCAGCAAGCAAAGTGGCTGCAATCGTAGGCAGTAGTACTCAAGGAGAACAGAAGCAAGCGCCAATCGCTCCGTCACACTTTGACGCAGATTCGCTAGCAATGTGGGAACAAACTTGGAATGGTGCATCGCACCTTACTCAGTCGCGCGATCTTCTCAGCGTCACACTTCTTTGCGAAACTTTCAGCGAGCGTGAATATCTCCGCCGCCGAATCGCAACAGGAGACACCCCTCGCTTCTACAGGCTCCAAAATGGGGCGATGGCGACTCATCCTATTGTCGCTCAACTCAAGGACTCAGAGATGCGCCTGCAAACTCTTATCTCCAATCTAGCGCTAGACCCGATGAGTGCGGCACGCCTTGGAACAGAAGATGCACTGAGTGCAACTATCCGCTCTGAGTTCGACCGTAAATCTAAGGCAGATGCCGAGCGCAAGGCGGCACGCCGACGTGTACACAGTGGAGACACTGATGGCGACGAGTAAGGCTATTGCTCGCTACGATGATTCAGAGTGGTCTCAAATGTATGGGATGATGAATCTAGGCATGAGCGTTGAAGATGCAGCGCTAGCGAGCGACATGGCACCACGCGTAGTGCTAAGCATTATGGAGCGTGGAATGGTGATCGATAGAGACGGAATCAATGCGAAGAACGCAAAGGACCGCTTCGCGTATGAGTCTTTCATGAAGGCGCGCAAGGCGCGCTCAACTGCCGTGCGTAGAGCGCTTGAGAATATCTCTAGGTCTGATGATTGGAAAGCGAGCAAGTGGATTCTTGAGACGCTTGATCCAAACAGATTCAGCAAGCAGTATGACTCAACACCACTTGTTGAGCAGTCAAGCGTTACTCAGATTGAGGCGTAGACATGACTACAACTGTTTACGAAGACATCTCCTCAGACTCTACGTATATGCCTGATTCAGAGTGGGAACCGCTATACTTCACTACGCCCATTTTCGAATGGTCTCGCGGTCAGGACGTCATCGACTTTGCTGAGACTCATATGGTGTTTTTGAGAGGCTTCTCAAAGGGTAAGCCAATGGTTTTCGACCCTTGGCAGCGTTGGACTATCCGCTCCATGTTTGAGGAGGACGAGGACTGCTTGCTTAGGTATCGTCAATACCTGCTTTCGGTCCCACGAAAGAACGGCAAGACGCTGATCGCTAGTGCTATTGTGCTATTTCATCTCTTCTATGGAGAATCGGGGGACGAAATCTACAGTGCTGCGGGTGACCGACCTCAGGCGAAGATTACCTTCAATGCAGTGCGTGATCAGATTCGAGCGAACCCACTCCTCCGTGCAGTGCTCGTAGTGCGTCGCGATCATATCGAGAACAAAATCACGGGTGCCATTTATCGTGCTCTAAGCGCAGACGCATCTCGTAATCAGGGGTTAGCCCCAAGCCTTGTCATCTGCGATGAAGTGCATGCGTGGGGAGTGCGCGGCGAGGAACTCTACGCAGCACTTACCGAGGGATCGGGTGACCGCGAAGAGAGCCTAGTTATTTCCATCTCGACTGCGTCCGCTAGTGAAGAGGATATCTTCGGAAGGTTGAAGGCTCGCGGTGTTGATGTAATCGAGGGCAATAGTGATGAAAAACAGTTTGGAATCGCGATGTGGGGGGCAACACCCGAGGACGATATCTTCGACGAAGATGTATGGATCAGGGCTAACCCTAACCTGCAGTGCGGAAGGATGTCCATCTCTGATATGCGTTCTAGTCTTGCAGGCGGCGAGAGCCTTGGTCTCGCTGCGTTCATGCGATACAGGCTTAATATCACGGTGAGGGTTGACGGCAAGGTGTCCTATATCACTCCTCACGCTTGGGCAAGCGCTAAGTTGGAAGGATGCCAAGATATCGAACTTGGATCAGACGTGTGGGTAGGATTCGACGGTTCGCTTAACGACGACTCGACATGTATCTCAATCATCTCGCGTGATGGTAGAATGGAGATTTTCCGCATTTGGGAGAAGCCGAAGGACACTCCTGAATGGATTGTTCCTCGCGACGAAGTCAACCTTGCGCTCGAAGAGGTCTTTACTCTCTACGCCGTTCAGAAACTCGCTGCCGATGCTTCTTTCTTCCGTACGGACATTGACTCGCTTGCGCGAAAGCATCGCGGAAAGGTCATTATCGTCCCTCAGAGCATCCAACGCATGAAGCCTATGACCGAGACGTTCGCTTTCTCGTTGGCAGGTGGAGACCTGAAGCATAGCGGGCATGATCGTACCCTCGCATCTCACGCCACGTCGGCGGTGTTGAAGGCAAATGGGCTCATCTCGAAAGATTACGGGTCACACTCTCCTCGAAAGATTGACGCGCTTGTCACGTTGATTCTTGCTCAAGGAGAGCGCCACCGAGAACTATCGAAGACGCGTACTAAGGCAAAGATTCAGCACACTTAAATACGCGTGGTACACTTGTCTGCAGAGGTGTTGATCCTGAACAGGAGGCGCACGCTACTCTAAGACATGCCGAATGGCAACTCACAACTATCCGAATGGAACCCATCATGACCGCTACTCCCGATTCAATCAACGTAGAAGCGCTTACTCCCGAAGAGCAGATGGCTCTTGCGGTTGAGCAATACAGGCGCGAAGAGGCATCATCTATCGCAACGTCGCTAGGCGCAGAAATCGTTAAGCACAGGTCTGCCAACTCTATGCCACAGAAGGTGTATGAGGGTAAAACGCCACTCAAAGACTTTGGAATCAACACGCCTAAAAGTATGCGTGGATTCAATCCGCAGGTACCTTGGGGCTCGCTTGCTGTTCACGAACTGCTTGCACGTATTGACTTCGGGGGATGGTCAGTTGGAGTGGGTACTGATCCAAAGGTATCTCAGGTCCTAGATGATGTATACGACAGTGCTAATGTGAAGGCTGCAGCGCAGAATGCCCACAAATCTGCGCTAATCCGTGGAGTGTCATTCGTTATCCTGTCGGACGGCGACACCGAAAACGGTGAGCCTGAGGTGAGGGTAGACGTAGAGTCTGCAAATACCGTTGCGGTGTCTTGGGATAAGCGTGCACAGCGAGTAACGCAGGCGCTCCTTATTCCCGTTGCTGCGCGAGGAGCAGAAGTTCAGGCAACCGTCATCACTGATGACTATGTGTGCTTGGTAATCATGCGTCTTGGCAAGGTCATTGCTGTTGGTCAACCAATCGAGCACTCGTGGACTCGCTGCCCCGTTTATGCGGTGTGGAATGACTTCGATGCAGAGAGCCAACACGGACACTCCCTCTTTACAGAGCCAATGCGGTCTCAAATCGCCTCTGCAAAGAGAGCAATCCTTTCTGCAGAAATCGCACGTGAGTTCCACTCTCTTCCTGCACGAGTGATGTATAACGTCGCCGAGGAACTCCTAATCGATGAGAACGGTGATCCTATTAAGATGGATCAGGCTGCCGCTAGCAGTATCTTCATCGTACCTGCAGCAAGTGATGGTTCGAAGCCTGAGTTCTACACTTGGGAGACGGCGTCTATCTCTGAGCCTGTTTCTTGGCTACGTGCTTGTGCGGTATTGTTCAGTAGCGAGAGTGGGGTTCCGATCTCGGCGCTTTGGCAAGCGGAGAGTAATCCCACTTCCGCCGAGGCGCAAACGGTGTCTAGAGCACCTCTTGCAGAGAAGGCGAACGTTCGTATTATTGAGTGGACTCCCGTGTGGAAGAGGATCGCTAAGGATATCCTAAGCCGTCTAGGTCTAGATGAAACTGCTGACGTTCAAGCGAAGTTCTCGAAAACTAACCCCCTTCCACCAACTGTGGCAGCAGATTACGCTACCAAGGTCATTGCTTCGGGAATCATGCAACCGAACTCGGACGGGGTCCTGCTTGATACCCTTGGATACTCAAACACTCAGGCTGAGACGATCCGCGAAGAGAATGGATCAGCGCAGACATCTGCACTCATTTCTGCTCTTTCTAGTGCAGAAGCAACTGCCGCAGTAGTAGTGTAAGGAGAGCGAGATGAGCCTCACAAAAGAGCAACTCTCAATCCTTGAACTACAAATGGGTCAGGCATATCTGAACTCGAATCGAAGGCTTATTAGCGGTCCCGTTTCTCGGGAGATTGGCAACCTTCTTTCTGCCGTGTCTTCAATGTCTCCTGAAGAGCAGGTTTCGGTGATTCGTAGAGCGGTTCCCGTATTAGTTGCGAAATACCGTGGCGCCACTGAACTACTTTCTGCACAACACTTCTCTGATTCTCGAAGTATGGCAATCGACTCGGGTATCTCTCTTCCTCGTCGCGCTAGCATTCTTCGCATTCTTCCTAGCGATATGTCAGCAAGTCTTATCGACGGAGGTGTTTCTCGCACAATGGCAGGCGTCGCTCAGATTCTAGTGGAAGGTAAAACACTGCGAGATATTGGTCCATCAGTTGTCACACAAATCTCAAAGACCATTCAGGATTTTGGAAGGTCGCTAGCAAATGCTAACATTGCCTCAGATGCATCTACTAAGGTGACTCCTCGCAGGCGTGTTCGTGGTCAGGGTTGCGAGTTTTGTAAGACAATGGTTCTTGTAGAGAGCCAAGCGGAGATTTCTTTCCACCGAGATTGCGGCTGTCAGGTGTCTGCAAGTTTCTCGGGTGTTAATCCACTAGATGCGTCTATGGTTGGAACTCAGCAACTTTACGAGAAGGCACTTGCGTCACTTCGACTTCAAACAGTCGAGCGCGATGTCGTTAGAGTAGGTAGTGATGGTGTGCGTACGGCGAGGACGGTTGTAGACCCAAGCCCAACTACGATGGCTAACATTCAAGCAGAGATGCGGCGGATTATTGGCGAAAACACCGTGTGATATACTAGAGACAGCAAGCCGAATGGCGACGCGCAAACAGATATCCTGAACAGGAGCAGTACATCATGGCAGAAGCAGAAGCAGTGGTAGAACCCGAAGTCGTCATCGACCCCGAGGTAGTAGAACCCGAAGTGGTTACTCCCGAGGATGGCGAACAGGAAGTAGTGGTGGAGGTTGAGCAGACAGTTGAGGCTCTCACGGCGGCTCTTGAAGCGGCACGTGAAGAAGCAGCATCTTGGAAGCGTCACTCTCGCGAGCATGAAGGAACCGCACGAAAGTTGGCTCCTCTTGCAGAAGAGGCAACAGCATCAGCAACTGCTCTTGAAGCGGCTCGAACCGAACTAGCAGAAGCGAAGTCGCTAAGCCTTCGAATCACTGCCCTTTCTGAAGCAGGTATTCCCCTCACTGCCGCTAAGTATGTAAGCGGCTCTACATCAGAAGAGGTTCAGCAGAGCATCGTTGAACTCAAGGAACTCCTCAGTATTAAGACCGCAGAAAACGGTGTGGTACACTTGGAGAGTACAGACGTTAAGCCCGTCGTTGCAAAGCCTAGGGTGCAGGTTCCAACTGTTCAGGTTGGAACCATCGCAAACCCTTCGAAGAGCGCGACGTGGAACGCATTCAACCTTGCCATCCAAGACTTGGCTAGCAAGAACTAGACTTCCCGCGTAGGCGGGCTAAAACCGAGGCATTGCCTCAGAAAAGGAAAACACAATGGTCACCTCCTCGGAACTCGGTGTCAGCGAACTAGACACCACTCCAATCCTTGCAAGCACTAAGGAAGCATCTGCTTTCATGGCGCTTGGTGTCGAAAAGCCCGTCAAGAAGGGCATTACGGTCGAGACATTCGACTTCCCAACAATCTCGTCTAACCTCTTCGTAGGCGAAGGTGTGGCAGCAGTCGCTGACGCATCCGCTCTGACGAAGATCCAAGCCAAGACGGTCAAGCAGGTCTTCACAATCGTCGTAACCGAAGAAAGTGAAGAGGTCCTCTCATCGCTAGCATCAAGTTTTGAGAACGCAGGAAAGTCTCACTTCGCTCGGTCTTATGACCGCGCCGTTTCGGGTGAGTTCAATCTCGCGAACCCTCTATTCTCTCAGATGACGCTTATTAACGGCGTTGCTGAGGTTCCTCTTGACGAGACTGCAGCAGTCGCTTCTCTAGTTACTGCTAAGACTAAGGTTGCTCAGACAGGCTACTTGCCCACTGCATGGGTGCTATCCATCGCTATGGTCGGAATCCTTGAGTCTCAGGTCGACCTTGATGGTCGTCAACTTTTCCCGAACGCGAGCGAGAGCCTTCTTGGTCTCCCCGTTAAGACGTTCGCGTCTGCGCAGCCGATTGGTATCATCGGTGATTGGAATAGGATGATGTACTCGCAGACAATGGAGCCTCGCATCGAGCGCAAAAACATGGGTTCGATTGTTGACTCTAACGGTGTGACTCACAACCTTACCTCAGAAGGAAAGACGGCGTACATGCTCACGGGTTACTACTCGTCAGCCGCTGACCTCAGCACTTTCGTTCGCCTTACGCCTCCTGCGATGTAACCAACGGGTAATCACCCACAATAATGATGAGCCCCGACCCTGCAAAACGGGGTCGGGGCTCATCCCATTCTTCTTAGAAACGGAAATCGCATGACCTACGCAACTTCGGCTGACGTTCTCGCTCGGTGGCTACCTGTAAATGAGGCGCCTATCGGAGCAGACGACGTGATTGACCTTATCATCTCTGAGGTGGAAGACTTCATCGAGGAGAGGTTTACTACCCTTCCTGCTCGTATCACAGGAACTACAGACACGATCACAGTCCGCACCGTGCGTCGTATTGTAGTCTCAGCGGTTATTCGTATTATGAAGCGCGCAGGAGATCAGCGCGTATCTTTCTCTGAAAGCGCCAACGGTTTTGCAGCGAGCGGTTCATTCGCTCAAGGAACTGTTCCCGACGAGGTTCTTACCGACGCAGAAATCCTTTCTCTGTCTCCGAAGAAGAAGGTAGGCGCTTGGCAACTCTCGATGGTTCCTACTACTGCAAGTAACCCATATGCATATGGGTCTGACGATGGGTTCACGGGATGCTCACTAGAAATCGCGATTGGATAAGCAACCATGAGCATCCTTGGAACTAACTCGATAATCTCGGTTGAGAACTCTGTCGTAAGCGCTGACCGTGACAGTCGTGGTAACATTGTGAAGACGAAGGTTATCACCGAGACTACCGCTCTAGTAATGATCCACGCTTCTGCTGAGACTCTTACACAGGGCGGATCAACCATTCGCAGCGATGCATCAATCACTCTTCCTCTGACTACCACAACTCACATCGACTGCGACTCAATCGTAACTATCTCGGGAGTTCGCTATACAGTCGATGGAGACCCCGTAAAGACAGTTCCTCCGAGTGGATTCTCGTTCGTCAAGGGTGGGATGACGGTACAACTCGTCAGGGATGAGCGCTAAGATGGTTACAGACTTCTCGGGCGCCGAGATTCGCAAACTCGTCCTAAGTGGACCTGCTCTGCGCGAGATTCTTTGGGCTGATAGTACGCGTAAGGTAATCAAGAAGGTGGCTGAAAATATTGCTCGTACCGCTAACTCAGATAGAGACTTCGCTCGGAACGGAGTCTCGTTTGATACTACTGTTCGTCTACGTGGTGCGCGTGGAGGTAAACTAAAGCGCCCGTCTGCAACAGTATTCTCTATCGATGAGGCTGCTCCATATGTGGAGGGCAAGCATGGAGTTTTGGCTAAGGCTCTTCAGAGGAGACAAGGAGATATCACCGCGAAATAGCGTGTGGTACACTTAATACATGATGAAAGGTGGTATCGAATCATGGGTTCCGTTAGGGAGACGCTAGAGATTCGCATGGTTAGCGCATGTCAGTTCGCGCTAGGAACACGCGCAATCGTTAGTACACTGAGAGACCAACTTTCTTCTGATGAAGCGCCCGCTCAGGTCGTCATAGAATACACCTACTGTGACTCGTCTGATCAGATTTGGGACGAGTTCACGTTTGCGGTAATGGGGTTCTCCTCTGACCGTGACGACGCTTACGAACTCGCAAAAGAGGCAGCAGATGTGATCAGCCAACTACAGTTTGTAGCGGGTAGTGGTATCAGCGATACCACGCAACTGAGCCTACCCGAGTTCGTAGATACGCAGTCTGAGACTTTCTTGGCTGCGTCAGAAGTACAAGTCAGCGTACGAAAGTAACACCCACAAAACTTCCCGTCAAGGCGGGCTAAAACCGAGGCATGATTGCCTCAGAAACGGAAAGTCACCATGACAAACCAAGTATTCGTCCCCGCAGGGGGAGTCATCTTCGAAATCATCGATGACACCGCTGTGACCTCTGCAACTCAGGTGGTCCCTCCTGAGTCCCTCACCCTTCTTGGTCTAGTTGCTAAGGATGGGTTCACTCAGTCCAAGAAGGTTACTACCGAGAACATTCAGGAACTGAACAGCGGGCGTACGGCTCGTAAAATCGTAACGGATCAGAGTGAGAGCCTGAAGGTTACTCTTCTTGAGAGCACAGAGGCTGTTTTGGCTCTAGTTCACGGCAGCGCATCTGTAAGCGGAATCCGTAACGTCGACTTGACAAAGGTCTTTGCAAATAAGCGAATCGTCATTGACCTCTTCGACAAGAACTTCGAAGGTGGAACGACAGTCCGCACCGTGCGTCGTGTATACGAAAACGCCACGTTGGACACCGTTGGAGATGTTACTAGCGGATTCGGTAAGGCAAGTACTTATGATGTCACTTTCGTGTGCGAGCCTGATGACAGCGGTTACACGAGCGTCGAGTACATCGATGACGAATCAATCATCGTCATCCCATAAGCGAAAATCACTATAGGAAGACCTCCACGCCGTGACTAACGGGTGGAGGTCTTCTTATGTGGTACACTTAACTCAGGAGCACAAACAACTAGGAGGAAATCATGTCAAATCAGTCAGCAGGTCGTAAGGCGCCACAGGATCACAAAAAGAAGCAAGGAACTTCGTCGCGCGAGCGCTTTACCGCGCTCAATACGTCAGCAGCAGAGGCGCAACTCGAAGATTGGTCGTATCCATTCGAAAATCACCTTGGAGAAAAGGGCGAGTTGCCGATTATGTACGCGATTATGAACGAGTCTGTTGAGAGTTTCCTTGCTCTTACGCCCCAACCGAATGGTGACTTGTTTGCAGATGCTCGCCAACTTCTATTCGTCGTTGCACGAAGCACCGCCATCGACCGCTCGACTCAGACTGCGCTTCTCCGTATGCGTACGGAGGATGCGGTAGACCTCATTGGAAAGTGGTATGCGGCAAGCGTTGAGTCTCTTTCTGACGAGGTTAAAAAGGTACGTGCCCCTTTAGCCTAACGCAGTACGTGTTTCTGAACACGGTGCTGCGGGAAGACTACGAGACTCTCATTCCTGACTTCCGCTCGAAGTTCGGATTGTCGTTAGATCAGATTGGAGAAGATGTCAGCCTCGATGAGGCGTTCCACTTGATTAAGTCTCTAGCAAGCGACCCATCTTCTCTATATGGTGCCAAGGTAAGTGGTAGCAAGCGCAGGTGGACACATCCCGAAATGTGGCTTGCCGCAAGCATTGGAATCTCAACTAAGGGAGAAGCGATGGTTCCCGTTGCTCCTTGGTTAAACGACACTAAGGATGAGACGACCACGTTCGAGGAATCTCAGCGTGAGCCGCTTACAGATCAGGAAATGGCTGATGTTCTTGCGCGGTACCTACCTTCAGAAAGCGTTTCCGATTCAGAGGGTGCTATACTAGACGAAGAAGCGTTCGCCGAACCCGACGACGCACACGAAACCTAACATGCGCACGATGCGCTCCTAGAAAGCGGTAATAAAATGGCACGCTCAAAGAGTGCAATCGGAACAGCATATGTCGACGTTGTCGCGTCCCTACAAGGAGTCTCAGAAAACCTATCTACGGGTCTTAAGAAGGGTTTCAAGGAGTCTTCAGGAGAACTAGATCAGTCTGTTGAGGAGTTTATCGGTCAGCCCATTGAGCAGGCTTCCGAGACCTCCTCAAAGCGCGGTCTTACTCGTGGATTCGGCAGCAAATCAACGATGTCTGCGGTTGGTGTTGGCATTGCCGTAATCGGCGCGGCGGTAACTGCCGCTTTGGCGGTAGCCGTTAGCAAGGGTTTCGAGCAGCAACGCAAGGTCTCTCTTATTTCAGCAGCCCTTTCGTTGTCAGACGAAGAGAGTGCTACGCTAAGCAGTAGTATCTCAACCGTGTATGCCGCAGGGTTTGGAGACTCAAAGAATGCAGTTGGAGATACAATGCAAGCGATCATTGGGTCTGTTAAGGACGCACGAAATATGTCTGAGGAGGACCTTACCGCTATGGGTAAGAGCATGCAGACACTTGTTGACGTTTATGGTTTTAGCGGAGAAGAACTAGCGCGCGGTTTGCAATCTTTCACTAGTGCAGGGTTGGGAACCACTGAGGAGTTCTTTACTTTAATGGCTAAGGCGGGCGCAAACTATGGAGCAGGAGGTAACTCGGACTTTTTGGATACTCTAAACGAGTATTCGGGTGATCTTAAGAGCGCAGGATTGAGCACTGAGGATGCATTCAACTTTTTCAACAACACTTTGATGGCGGGATTTAGGAACACAGACGACGTGGCTGACCTTGCTCGTGAAACGAACACTAGGCTTCGATCCTCAGATGTGGCAGTTGAGGACACTCTTAGGAAGTTTGGTTTTGATCCTGCTAACGTAAAGGCAGCCGCTGCTCAAGGTGGAAAAATGTGGGCTGATACTTGGACGGGTATTCTTGATACGGTGGCAAAGAGCGGCACAGCAACCGACCTTGCAAGTATCGCGGGAAGCAAGTCGGAGGACTTTTACAGCGCATCTAAGGCGACTGATTGGGCTAATGTCACTGTAGCCGCGCTAGACACGGTTGATAACTCAACTGAGATTATGCAGGGTCATCTTGATTCAACGGCGCAATCTTGGGATAAGACTACTCGCTCCATTCAAAGTGCTCTACAAGGTGCTGTTACGCCGCTCCTAGTTGCTATTATACCGCTCGCTCAGGGTATTGCGGCGTGGACGCAGGAGAACCAAGGTTTGAGTGCAGGTATTCTAGGTACGGGGATCATTTTGACAATCGCTCTCCTCACTGCAACCATTTGGAGCATGAACGCAGCATTGATCGCATCAGCGGGTGCAGTTCTGATGAATCCAATAACGTGGATAGTGGTGGGAGTAGTGGCAGCCGTGGCACTACTCGTATTCGGTATCGTCCAAGTAGCCAAAGAATGGGACACAATCTCACATGCGATTGGTACGGGAGTACAGTGGTTGTCGGATGGGTTCGTCAGCCTTGGAAACGGATTGGTAGGGTTCTTCAAGGGCGTCGCGAATATGCTTATCAGCGTAATGAACGCTCCTGCAATGGGCATTAACGCCCTGATCGACGGTATGGCTAAACTCTCAATCACTGCGCCCTCATGGCTTGGAGGCGGCACTTGGGCTCCGATGGCGGGCGTTGGGTGGCGCGTACCTCTCATTCCTCACCTTGGTACAGGTGCTGATATCACAGGTCCCACTGTCGCCCTATTGGGCGAGGCAGGACAAGTGGAAACAGTCGTGAATAGGGGTGCTCAGAATGAGTTGATCCGCGTAACAACCGATCTCGTTAAGGCGAACTCGAAATCTGCCGATAACAGTGTTACCATTAAAGTCTACCCAAGCGCAGGAATGGACGAAAGGCTTCTAGCAGAGAAATCCGCTAGACTTCTTGAAGACCACCGAGAACGAGTAGCACTACGCTAAGGAAATGATCACCATGACAACACGCGATACCTTAACCCTAGACGTCATTATTGACGGAACACTGCTAACCTCTCTTCGTGGTTCAAACGTCGATAGCACCGAAATCGACGCGATCCTTTCTCGACTTGATGGTTGGGAAGATGCAGACGTTAGCATTGAGACGGTTCCGCGTCTATTCGGTGGTGGAACTTACGTCAAGCGCATCAGTCAAGGTGGAATGACCGTTACGGTCGCTGCTGTCATTCACGACGATAGTGGCGTAGAGCCATACCACAGCGCGCTTATAACTGCGACGAGAGCCTTCTCTCCCGTGACTCTCATTCTTCATAGGGGAGCCATTGTCACAGAGACGGTTGTCGGCATTATTAAGCGATGCGACGTACCTACGTTCGTCAGCGGGTCGCGTGGGATGAAGATTGGCTTCGTTCTTGAGAGCACTCAACCGACTCCATTATAATCTATGTGCTAGAATAGAGATATATCGCGGAGACAGTTGTTTCACGCGCACGTACACATACTCAAGGAGAAACACATGACGATGCGATTCGGAATCTTCAATACGCTAACAGGAGCAGTAGAGATCGCCGACCTGCCCGTTGGGGACTACACGCGCCTTACCCTATCCGTACTCGGTGATGTCGCGAGTGAGGTTGAGGTAGTGCTGAGCGAACTCGCGCCAACAATGGCGAGCGGTTGGAAGACAACCTTTGCTCCTCTATTGAAGAGCGTATTCGCTTATGACGATGCCGTCGCTTGGGATGACATCGCTGCCATTCCATATGCGGGCATGGTTAACTCCCTATCAACTGCCGTGAAGCGAGGATCAATCGACGTGATCTCCGCCGCTCTCGGCAGCGAGTACCTCAAGACTCTCATTATTGCCCCCCACGCTCCCGTTACAGACCCCGCAGCGAGCGTGACCTTCAACGGCGCCACGTGGGGAGAGGTCGCGATTTCTGTGCTGCGTTGGGGCTTCTCACAGGCGCGTATCCCTAGCGGTTTCCCACAACCACCTAGTAATGTAGTCTTCCCTACAGATAGCGGCGCTACGACGAAGTCTAAGACGGTTGTATACACCGACCTACTCTCAGTGTTCGAGGTTCTTGAGCAGATTCGAACTGAGGACTCTAGCGGTCAAGAGATTTCCATGAACGCAGAGTTCACAGATGCAACTCGGAGTGGGGTTCAGTACACCATCAGCGTTGGAGACCCTTACCTAGGAACTACTCCGAATCTTGGTGTTGTGCTTACAGAGAACTCGGATTGGCGGTTCAGCGCTTACGAAACTTTGCTCGACTCTAAGCGTGTCTTTTCTCGCGTACTTTTGCAGTCAAAGGTTGGCGACGTAGCAACGGGAACGGGTGCAGACCTTCGAAGCGCAGCAGTTGCTAGCAGCGCATTCCCGCTTCTTGTTGACCGTGGAGAGACATTCAGCGTCGAACTCGATGCTTCGCAGATGGATGCACAGCAGGCGGCTCGCATTACTGACGCTCTGACAGTTGGAGACTCGGTGAAGATGACGATTGAAGAGGGGACACCCGCTCTAGCGATGAGTGTCCTAGGACGCTTCCTTGATGTCACGGGGCATGTAGACTCAAACACGGATGGCTACAGCGCTTCGCTACGCGTTATGAGCGTTTCTTGGCAGCCGAACGTTGGTTCGCTAGAGGTTGAGGTTACGCAGCGCACGGCAGTCTACCCTCGCCTCCCACCCGCAAACGGAGTTGGCTCATCTTACTCGGGCGCATCGAGTGATTGGTCTTCACCGAGTGCTACTTCGCTTAACCTTAATCCCGTTAGCGTCGGAGGAGGAACATATACTCCGCCTCCCGTAGTAGACCCAACTTTCGATTGGGGAAGCGAGATCGTGCCGTTCCCCGAAATGGGCGTGCCGACTAAGCCTATCTACGGTATGTCGATCTCCGACGTAAGGTCATTTAAGCCTCTTAAGCGGGGAGTAAACTCGATGGCATCTCCAAATGCCGCGCTTCATGACATCGGAGTTGAAGGTAAAACATTCACCGATTTAGACAGCGATGGTAGCGGAATCTTACGCTCTCTTTGGATAAACACAGAGAAAAATAGCCCGTCATATACCTCAGCATATCGAGAAGGATACGGTGGGTACCCTACGATTAAG